TCGGCTACACCATGGGCAGCGGTACGGGCAGCCAGGATCACGAGGAGATCGAGAACGATTTCCCCGGCTACGTCCGCGCGCTCTACAAGTCCAACGGCATTGTCTTCGCCTGCATGCAGACGCGCATGCATGTCTTCTCCGAGGCCCGGTTCCAGTACCAGCGGATGACAAAGGGTCGCCCCGGCGACCTGTTCGGCAACCAGGATCTGTCCCTGCTGGAAAGTCCCTGGCCGAACGGCACGACAGGCGAATTGCTCTCCCGCGCGATCCAGGACACCGACCTCGCCGGTAATCATTTCGTGGTCCGCGAGAAGGGCCGCCTCAGGCGCCTGCGCCCCGACTGGGTGCAGATCATCCTCACCGAGCCGCCCGACCAGGCCGTCAAGTCCGACGTGGCCGGCTACCTCTACACACCCGGCGGCACGCGCAACGACGCCCCGCCTTCCACGATCTACCTCCCCGAGGAGATCGCGCACTGGTCTCCGATTCCGGATCCGGATGCGCAGTACCGCGGCATGTCCTGGCTGACCCCGGTCATCCGGGAGATCCAGGCGGACAAGGCCGCGACCGCCCACAAGGCCGCGTTCTTCAAGAACGCTGCCAGCCCGAACCTCGCCGTCGCCTTCAAGGAATCGGTGACTGAGGCTCAGTTCAAAGCCTTTATCAAGGCCATGGATGAGGCCCATGCCGGGGTCGATAACGCGTACAAAACTCTTTATCTCGGTGGCGGCGCGGACGTCACGGCTATCAGCGCCGACATGCGTCAGATGGATTTCAAGATTGTCCAGGGCGCTGGCGAAAGCCGGATAGCCGCCGCTGCGAGAGTCCACCCCGCTCTGGTCGGCCTGTCCGAGGGTCTGGCCGGTTCGTCGCTGAATGCCGGTAACTACGGCTCGGTACGCGACTGGTTCGGCTCTGGAACGATGCGCCCGCTGTGGCGTTCGATCTGCGCCGCCTATCAGTCGCTTGTGCCCGCCATCGACGGAACGCGCCTCTGGTACGACGACCGCGACATCCCGGCCCTGCGCGCGGACAAGAAAGACCTCGCAGAGATCCAGAGCACGCAGGCGACCACGATCACCTCTCTTATCACCGCTGGCTATACCCCGGAGACCGTTACGGCTGCCGTCATGGCAGAGGACTGGTCACTGCTCAAGCATTCCGGACTCATGAGCGTGCAACTCACCCCGCCCGGGGAATCGGGTGCCCCGGCCATTCCGCCGGGACCGAACTCACCTGACAAACCTCCGGATGAGGGGAAGTAACGATGTCTGAAATCGAGCCCATTGAGGGCCCGCCGGTAAAACTCGATACGTCGGTCTGCCGCGCCCGCGCCGAACACATCGACGTGCGCGCCGACCGGAACGCCAACGGCATGCCGACGATGACCGGCCACTTCAGCACGTTCGACGAATGGTACGAGATTCACTCGTGGTACGAGGGCGACTTCATCGAGCGCATCGCCCCCGGCGCCTTCAAGAAGACCCTCAAGGACGACGCCGGTCGGAAGAATCCCGGCGACAAGATCAAGGTGCTTCTTGAGCACGGCTACGACCCGCAGGTGGCGGACAAGCCGCTCGGTGTCCCCGAGTCCCTTTCCGAGGACGCCACCGGCCCCGCCTACGAGGTGCCGCTGCTCGACACCTCGTACTGCCGCGACCTGGTCCCCGCCCTCGAAGCAGGCGCTTACGGAACGTCCTTCCGCTTCCAGGTACTTGTGGACGAATGGAAGAACAAGCCCGCGGTGTCGGATTACAACCCGCAGGGGATTCCCGAGCGAACCATCAAAGAGGTCAGGGTCATTGAGTTCGGCCCGACCATGTTCCCGGCAAATCCCGCCGCGACCGTAGGGCTCCGGTCCACCACGGACGCCTATTACGAGAAGCTGCGCAGCGTCAGGCCCGAAGCGTTCGAAGAGGCCGTGCGCAGCGCCAAGAACTTGCGGAGCACATCAGTCGAGCCGGTCAAGCCACTCACTGATGCCGCCCCGGAGATGAAAGACCCCGTTCTCACCACGCCGGTTATTCCCGTCGCGGCCGAGCCGGTCAGCAAGGAAAGCAGGACCGAAGAGCCGCGCAAGCACTCTGCGGAAATCACCACTCCCCCGATAACGCAGAGGAGCACAGTCGTGCCCGAAACAGCAGAACTTCAGATGACCATCGAAGAGCGCGCCGCGCGCAAGGAAGAGATCCGCCAGCGCCTCGGGGAGCTTGACACCGAGTACAACGGCGCCCCCCTCCCCGCCGATCAGCAGACCGAGTGGGACAACATCAGCCGCGAGTTCGACGACCACACCGTGGCCATCGCCGCTGCTTCTCAGCGCGCAGCCCGCCTTCAGGTGCTCGCCGGCCAGACCGCGAACGTGGAGAACGGCGCCGACCAGGGGCCCATGGGTGCCCCGCAGGTGATGCGCAGCCGCGAGACCATCTGGGACCTCGCGACCCTGCGCCGCGATGCCCGCTCGATCGAAGAGCTGGGACGGATGTACCGCGACAACGCCATGCGCGCTGTCGAGCAGTCGCACTTCCCCGCGTCGCCCGACAAGGCGAAGGCTCAGGAAGTCGCCGAGAAGATGCTGCGCTCGGTCGACGACAAGGACGGCACGCTCGCCCGTCGCTTCCTGGTCACCGGCAATGAAAGGTATGACAGGGCGTTCGGCAAGGCCGCGCTCGCGGGCAGCACCAACATGCTGACCAACGAGGAGAGGGCCGCGCTCGCCACCGGCGGCGACGCCAACGGCGGCTTCGCGGTGCCTTTCCAGCTGGACCCGACCGTCATCCTGACGAACACCACGGTCGTCAACCCGCTGCGCCAGCTCGCCAGGGTCGTGCAGATCACCGGCAAGACCTGGCAGGGCATCACCTCTTCGGGCATCTCGGTATCCCGTCAGGCGGAAGCTGCTGAGGCCACCGACGGCGCCCCGACCTTCGCGCAGCCCGAGGTTTCCCCGACCAGGGTGCAGGGCTTCGTCCCGTTCTCCTTCGAGATCGACCAGGACTGGGGTCAGCTCCGGGGTGAACTCGGCACCATGTTCGCTGAGGCCAAGGACGCGGAAGAGTCCGCGAGCTTCGTCAACGGTGTCGGTACGACCGTGTACCCGGAGGGCGTCATCACCGGCGTTGCGTCCGGCCAGCTCGTGGACACCGCTGCGGCGACCAGCTTCACCGTGGCCGACCTGTACGCGCTGACCGACGCCCTGCCCCCGCGCTACCAGGCCAACGCCTCCTGGCTCGCCAACAAGGCGAGCTACTCGAAGGTCCGCCAGTTCGACACCGCGGGCGGCGCGAACTTGTGGGAGCGGCTCGGTGCGGGAACGCCGTCGCAGCTGCTCGGCTACCCGGTCTACGAGGCGTCTGCCATGGCGACCGCGCTGACCGCGGGAACCAAGATCCTGCTGCTCGGGGATTTCAAAAAGTTCCTAATTGTGGACAAGGTGGGCATGAACGTCGAGCTTATTCCGCACCTTTTCGGGACAACTGCGAACTACCCGACAGGTCAGCGTGGGATGTACGCCGTGTGGCGCAACAGCTCCAAGGTGCTGGACTCCAACGCCTTCCGTCTCCTGAAGATCAAGGCCGGTTCCTGACCGACCGTTCGGCGCCCCCGGCGAATTCCGGGGGCGCCGGGTTCTTTGCAGAGAAAGGAACGCATCATGCCCGATGAAATCTATGTCGCCAGCACAAACGGTTCCGTGCTCCTGGATGGCGAGCTGATCCAGATCCAGAAGGGCGTCACCCGCGTTCGCTCGGGTCATGCGCTGCTTACGGATCACGAGTCGATGTTCGCGCCGCTTGTCGTCCAGTACGACAACGAGGAGGAGCCCCAGCCGCTCCTTGCCAGGGTCGAACAGGCTACGAACCGTCCTGGCGAGAGCCGCAAGACTCCCGCCCCGGCCCAGGCCCGGCAGACGAAGCCCGGCAGTAAGTAATGGCGAACGTCAAGCGCTCCTTGGCGTCCAGTAGCGCCCGCAGCTTCGAGGTGCTGCCGTCGGCCGCGCGGACGGCAGCACCGGACAGTCAAGAGTTCGAGGTCACCGGCCGCGGTTACGAGTACAGCGGCCTGGTCCTGGTTCTCGACATCACGGCCGTGACCGCGTCGCCCGGCATCACGGTCACCGTGGCCGGCGTCGATCAGGTCTCCGACAAGCTGTTCACCGTCCTCGCGTCAGCGCCTATCGCAACCGTTTCGACAACGATCCTGCGCATCGGCCCCGGCCTTACGGCCGCCGCGAATTTGACGGCCAACGATTACTTGCCGCCGACCTTCCGCGTGACGGTCACGCACGCCGACACCGATTCGGCGACGTACTCCCTGGCCGGAATGCTCGTCTGACGCAATCCCGCTCCTCATCTCCATCCGACCTGAGGAGCGTGATGCGACATGGCTATCGGCGACCCGTACGCCACCCTTGATGAACTCAAGGCGTACATGGGTGGCGAAGAGGCAGCCACCTTCGGGGATCTGTACGGCGACATCCTCGAAGACGTTCTCGACTCGGCAAGCCGCGAGATCGAGACGTACTGCAACCGCCAGTTCAACAAGGCCAACGAGACCTCAGTCCGCGAGTAC